CCCCGCCCTGCCGCGCCCCGGCATCCGGCCCCTGCTTACGCCCATGCCCGGCAGGTTTCCCTGCCGCTGCAAGTGCGGTCGACACGATCGATCAACCGTTGTGCAATCATGGTCAATCGATCTAAGGGGGATTCGATGGACGCCTTGACGGGGATCTTTTCATTCTCAACCAAGATCACTTGTTGCAGCGCGGCCACATCACGATACACCGTAATACTCACTGTAGAGGCGGGCGCCGTGACCATCACCACACTTCCGCCGGTCGGGTAGTGGCCGAGCGCGTCTTGCGCGCCGGTAACGGTGTAGTGGGTCGTCAGCGCTTTGATTGTTTGCGCGCCTGTTGCGAGAATCGTTTCGATCACTACGAGATCGTCGACGCTGTGAAAGGGGAACTCTACCGGGACTTCTGTTGAAATCCCGTTCCCTAATAACGTGGTGCGGTTGAGTCGATTCGAAATGGTCACGGTTCACCTAGTTGGTTTGACATTTCTTGCAACGATTTATTCCCGATCTTCGCCATATTAATCATGCTTGAGTATAACGTGTCGATCAATTGACGTTTTTCTTCCGGAGTCCCGTCCGGATTCTTGTAGATCAAGCGGATTAATTGCGCGTGCCCTGTCAGGGTGTCACGGATCCCGGCCGCTTCATCCCACGCATTCGGGGCGATCTTCTGCACGCGGTCAAAGGCGTCCACGTCTCCTTGTTCGGCAAGAAGCATTTTTGTGTCATACTTTCTTTTCGCGGCGTAGTAGTCATCATAAAAATCTTGAATGGATTGCGCCGAGGCCGAGGGATATCGCACCACGAAGGCTTTGATCACCGGCAGATCAGACAAGGTTTCAAGTGGCTTCACCGGATCGGGGAGCACGTGGGCGTCCCGTAGCCCCTTATCCGCGAGTTGAAGCGCATACACCCCGAGTCCCCCCGTCCATGAACGCACGTAGTTTTCAATAAGAATTGGGGTCGTGAGCGCCCGAGCCACGCCCCCGATGAACGTATCTTCATCATGAATTGATCGCTCACGCATTCCAGGGAACGCCCCGAATATCTTCCCGAGTGCCTTCGTGGATTCGAGCGTATATTCCGTGTACTGGTATTCAGGGAGTAATTTTTCTTGCGTCGCGGGAATCAATGGCGCGCCGGTGAAGAGGGACCGATTCGCGAATTGATCGACGATCGGCGCCGCAACCGTGGGGATCATGTTCGGAAAGAACGCCGAGATAAACGACTTTTCCAAGTCTTTCATCGCGCCGGGGTGATCGGATTCGTAGGCTTCCATCATGCGTTCGGGGATGCTGCCGAACATGATGCCGGCTGAGTGTGGTTTCGGGATCCTATAGATATGGTCTTCAGTGAACACAATCCAGAACAGATCTTTCTGCCATCGGGGGATCTCTTGCCACCGGGGATCGTCGCGATTCGACAGGTACAACAGGACAGAGGGGAGTGTAATCGCGGCCATCATTTTAGTTGTCGTGCCGACCGGCTTTTCAGCGAAGGCGCGAATCACGCGATCTTCACCTTGGACGGCCGCGTTAAAGAAGGCGGAAATCAAACTCATCGCGCGAGTCTTCATGCCGGTGCGCGCAAAGTCCACCGTCACTTCTCGCGAGGCCATGCCGCCCTCTTGAATCGCCGCTTTTTCGGTGAGCCCCCCGGAGACTTTTTTAAATTCCCCGAGTCGGGTCGCGTTCTCGATCAACTCCGATGTGATGCGGAGAATTTCGAAGGGGCTTTTCGCCACGTTCCACGCCTTCCCCATCACCCCTTGCACTTCGGTGAGGGTGGCGAGTTGTTGCTGAATGTACTGTCGGTCCATCGACACGAGGGCCGCATTCGCGCCCCCGGACTTGAGCCAGTTTTGAAAATCCTGATCCTTCCGCGCCAGCGAAAAAGCGCCGCGTACAAAATCGAAAACCGGGAAGTACCCGCCTTTCGACAGTACGAAGGCCATCGTTTGATCGCGAATCATGTTCCGGCCCATGAAATCCGGAGAGAGCACCGCGCCCGCGCGTAAGGCTTTGGCGGGAATCGCAAGAATCTTCGTTAAGAGGCCGGCCGTCTGGGAGTCAGCGGCGTTGAACGCGCGCGCCACGTCCGGATCCACTTCGTATTTTTGATATTTCCCGTTTTCAAACACCGCGATTTCGTTATCACGTAATGGCGTTTTGACGGCGCGGAAGATGGTCGCCACTTCGTGCGGGAGTCGGATATCGATCTCCGGAACGTATTCGGTTTTTTCGATCTCTTTGACCAGGGTTTCGACGGATCCCGGCGTCCCGCCTTTTGATTCCAAGCGGGAGAGCATTTGCTCGGATTCGCCTTTGCTGAACCCACGCGCGGACAGGGCTTCGAGCACACGATCGCGAACCATTTTCCCCTGTTTTGATTGCGGCTCGGCGCTGACTCCTGCGGTCGTTTTCGTCTCGGTCTTCGATTCAACCGCGGTGGTTTTACGCACCTTCACAAATTCATCGAACAAGGCGCGTATCTCTGATTCCTGTAATTGCACCGCCCGCTGTTCTGGCGCTACCTTTTTCAGGAAGATATCTGGGCTTCCTGAATCCTTCGCCATCTTCACAAAGGCGTTTCCAACGGCGTTGCGCTCGGCGAGTGAGAGATAGAGGTAGGTGTTTTTGATCACGGACTCGATCGGGTCGATCGTGTTTCGTTCAGACCCTTTAATGCTCTTGATCGGGTTCTTTGTCTTCACTCCGCGGCCGAGGCCGGCGCCGGTGGGGTCTTCGTCCATCACCCGGAAGAACGGAACATAGTCTTTGTTGGCGTCGAGCATGACCTTGTACGCGTCTTCCGACACCACCCCGGCATCCTTCAAATACTTCGTCAAGCGGTTTTGATAGTTCGTCAGTTCGCGCGCCACGGCTTCATACTGCTTGCCGTTCTTCACCACCACTTTCGCCGCCTCTATGTCGAACCCGGATTCAATGCCCCGGCCGTCAAGTTCTACCGCGCGTTTGGCTGCGGCGTATGCGCGAAACCCGTTGAGATCAACTTTCTCCGCGTCCGTGATTTCGGGGAAGTCGCGTCCCACGCCCTTTTGCAAAATGTCTTTGAGGCTTGGCCCGTTGTTCTCGTAGGTTTTGAAATCAAATGTTCCGAACTCAAGGAATTGATTCGCCTTCCCAAACGTCCCGCGGGAGAGACGCGCGAGTTGATAGGGGTCTTGATCGGTAGGGAGCTCCCCTTTCGCTGCGGCCTTCTTCACCGCTTCGCGAATTGGATTCAAATCGTCAATGAGATCGGTATAGAGCTTTTGAAACGTCATCGGCTCTTTATCGGTGTGTTCGCCGATGGAGATTTTTGACAGAATGCGCTTTTGCGCGTCGTCCGGAGACAGGGACTTATTTCCGCCCTTTGGGGGTTCGACGGGAGGGGGCGGTGGCTTGACTCCTTCCATCTTAACTTGATTCGGAGGATCGAGGGCGATCGCCCACGTGCCTTTGACACTCCTATCGATCACTACGCCGTCGTAACCCATGCCTTCCAACGCTGTTGATAACTCTTTCGGGATGTGAAACCACTGGTCGCCACTGTCTTGTTTGACATATTCCCGAAATGCCGCTACATCTTCCGGCTTTCCTCCTGCCGATTCAAACATGAACGCGATTTTTTCGTACTCTTCCGGGGTGATCTTACTTTCAATGAGCGGGTTTTTAATACTTAATTCGGCATCGAGAACTTGCTTATCCCCGTATGAGTCCCAATCACCCTCTTTGTCAAAATACATCGGACGTTTTTCAAGTGCCGTGATCGGAGTTGCGGTAGCGTGTTTCCATATCGCACCTTTCGGCGACTCGAAGGTAGCCGTCACTTTCCCGTACGCGCGGGGGATCTCGATATTCTCGGCGACGAAATCCTGCCCGATCGTGACATCTTGTTCCATGTCCGCCACCATATCGTCGGGCTTCACCCCCGCTCGGTTGTACACGTCGCGAATCTTCCCGGCGGTTTTGACTGCACCTTTCACGCCCCCGATCACCACCGCGGCGTCGATGAAGTCGTTCGCATTCGGCACTTGGCCTTCAAGCGCCTTTCCCACCGTCACCATGGTGGTGACTTCGGAGGCGAT